TTGATTATGTTCTAAGACTTAAAAAAGCTCGAGCGAAAGCGAAGAGCAGATGTACGCAGTACATCTTTCAATACTATAAATAACATATCATGAAGATTTTAGACATTATTACTGAAGCACCAGCCTCGACAGAAATACCGGGCGAATTACAGACTCTTGTATCTAACTGGATTGCTAAAAATCCAGAAAAGATGAAGGGCGCAGACGTTAAGGTTATGTCTCGTTATAACCCTAATATGATAACTTTGTTTAAGAAAGTTATGATATTTGCTCCTCTTGTGCAGTTGAATTTAAATCTTTATGCACTAGAACAAATAGCCACAGAACCTTTACAAACATTTAGAGCTAGCAGTCCTTCATTTGCGGCTTATACGCAAGAACAAAAAGACTCTTATATCAAAGAAGCTAGAGAATTGTACTATGGGGTATTTGCCGCGCAAATGGTTATACCTGCACTCGGAAGATGGATACGTAGTGGTACTCCAGTAGTTAGAGAAATGTTTGATTTACTAGAAGCTTCATTTGGCCGAATTGGCGGCAAGCTAGGTTCTATAGTTAAAATATTTGTTGCTGTTGGTATTGAAGCATTTATAGTATTTTTAGGAACACCTCAGGGTATTGCGTGGATGTCGGACAGCATATTCATGCCAATCATTCGTATGAGCGGATCTGGAGTTGCATGGACGTGGGATAAGATTTGGCCTAAGATACAAGAACTTACGGGTTTGCCAATTGATCAAATTAATCCTAACACAGGCGACGCAGTTAAACGTGCCGTATCAGTAAATTCGTTTGGTAATATAACGATGCCAGATCCTGAACAATTTAAAAATCAACAGGATGCCATGTGGAAGCGTGTGGATAGCAATCCTAGATTTGCTCCTCCTCCGCCTAAAAAATTAAACTAAGGCAATTCCGCTTTTCTTTGTAATTTCAATATTGTCTTGCACAATAGCATTCATCAGCTGGATATCTTCCAGACTTAAATCGAACATTAAATTATCAATAGTTACACCACCGCGCATATACCAGCACAAGCGGAACAGTTGCGATTTGTAATTTTTAATACCTTCTTCTAGCCTAGTTAGATAATCTTCAATCTCACTATCACTCATTCCAACTAGGCCTTGACGAAAAAACTTGTCTGGTCCATAGTAATTGAAATTTGATTTGGCTCTCCGCAACTATCGCAAGCGGCCGCGATCTTAGGAATTTCCCACGCAACTCTGTTTGCTTCAACTTTGGCTTTAACAGCATCAAAAACATCTTTGTCGCAGTTGTCCAACCATTCAACAATAAACTCTCTTTCCACTACTACTTGCTCGCCTGTATCAACACTGGCAATTTGTAAAAGTATAGCTTGATGTTGTATTGCAGTTAGCTTAGTATACAATTCATTTACTAAGATGCCTTGTTGTTGTTCGTCGGTTAGTTCTGTTATTTGTTTTAATTGACGTTGTAATTGAAAATTCTGCATTTGAAATCCAGTCCATTGTTTATAAGTCAACGGATGAATTTTAATAGATAGATTTTTTAATACAATTTTATCATCATACTGACAAGCATTGTAGTGTTCAACGATAGTACCTAATTCAATGTCGTAATCATTAACAGCATTACAAGCTGTACACTGATGTGTAACCGACATAGTATTACCTTGGGTAGCAATTCTAATGGCTGTTAGTATTGGATCCATATCTAACAAGCATAATTCCCATCCGTCTTGAATAGTTGGGCAACAACTTTCAATCACTTTTACAGTGGCTTCTCCAGTAAGAAGAGCATCTGGAGTTTTCATTAATATTTCGTCCATGCCTGTCATACCAAATACAGCAACGTTATCAGGATCTCCGTTTAACGTGCCAGGAGCATTGTAAACCCCTTTGCTAGGTAGCTTAATGTACACTTTAGGTTGTCTAAAATACTTTTTCAATGGGTTATTAGCCATTATTATCTCCAGATAAATATCATATGTAGTATTTATATACGCAGTTTTCCAAGGAAAAATAATGTCACTAGAAGATAAAGATAAAGAATGGCTTAGAAACGAAATCGCAAAAAATACATCGTCTGGTCGAACTTTTCAAACAGGCGAAACATCAGCGATTGGCGCGGCTATTCAATCGATTACCAATGTTGCGGTAGGCGGTGTGCGAGCAGTTGCTGAGTTAGCAGAAAAATCAATGAGCAATACTGCTGATGCCGGTGATGCGGTAAAGGCAGTTAGCACTATTATTAGGCAACTAGGTGAACCTGGTAGACTAGCAGGCGGCGCTCTTGATATGTTGGGCAACATCCTTGAGCAAACACTGGGTAATTGGCAAAAATTCAGTACAGAAGGTCTAAACTATGCAGGTAACGCAGTAGCGTTCCGTGCGGCGGTCATGCGCACTGGCATGAGCTTTGAAGAATTCGGAGAAAGTTTAGAAAAAATTAAACCTGCATTGTTCCAAATGGGCATCGGTATAGCTGGTGGTTTAGAAGCGTTTGGCGAGATTTCTAAACGCATGAACAGTCCGGAGATGCAAGTTGCGTTGAACACCATGGGTATATTACCCAAGGAAGCTAATGAAATTTTAGCTATGACTGTTCGTCTAGGCAGATCAAATATATCACAACTTGATGAAGCAGGCAAACAAAAGTTACTAGATAGTACATTAGGTCTAGCTAGAGAAATGGACATGATGGCCAAACTAACTGGTATTAGTCGTAGGGAACAACAAAAGAATATTGAAACTATAGAAAACGATGCACGAGTACGTGCTAGAATGTCGCAACTAATGAACGATCCTAACAAAAGGGAAGGCATTGGAAATATTATATCAGCAGGCGGTGTGTTACCTCCCGAAGCAAGTAAAGCCTTAGCAGAAACTATTGCAGGCGCTGGTATTATGACTAGCGAAAAATTATCAGATTTAAATCTTACCTACGGTAGCAAAGTAGCGCAAATGTACATTAGAATTGGACAATTATCCGATGGTACAGCAGAAGAGCAAGCAGAAGCCGCAAAGATAACTAGAGAACTAATACCAGCTATGGTAGAAGGTCGTAGACAAATGGCACAGTATGTTCGCTTTGGCGCAAATACTTCGGCCATGGGTATGGAAGCATTTTCACAAAACGGCGCGGCCAGCAACTATGAAAATACAGTTAGAAATGAATTTGAAAAATTAAAGAAAAATAATCCTAACATTTCAATACAGGATGCACAAGATGAAGCTAACCGCCGAGCTAAAGCACAATCCGAAGGCAAGCTAATAGAAGATATGGTTGTCATGGTTAAAAATGCCAACGGCGAAATGGAAAAAAGAACATTGTATGCTACTAAAGATGCACAAGGAAATTATAACCAAACTGATCCTACAAAGATTGCCACACAGATGGCTACTACTGTAAAGGCTGTGGCTACTGGAGTTGGAGTTGAAATCAATGAAGGTATAGCAAAGTTTGCTGGTAACATTATTGAATTTGTAGAAAAAGACGGTAAACTTGTGCCAACGGACGCTAGTGTAAAAATGATACAAGCCGCAAACGGCGCGGCCAATGACGAAAACAATAAAAAACAAGCAATTAATATTGGTACCGCAGTCGGACAACATTTAACAAGTTGGATAGGCGACAATACCAAAGCATTAACAGATTTGCCAACTAAGATGGCAGATGCATTTGCAATTATCTATCATAACATAGCACCGATGGCACCAATTAATCCTCGTGATAGAAGAGCACTAGGTAGTAAAGGTGCCACTGGCGATTGGTGGGAAGGCGGTCCTCAAAGTATATTAATGGGCGAAGGCGGCGAAAACGAATCAGTAGTTCCTTACAGCCAACGTGGCGCATTTATTAGAGACAACTTAGATAGTATTGGTCTTGGCGGCGCAGGTATGAACGCTATATTAAGAAATATACCTGCAATGGTTAGTAGCGGTACTAAGAATGTTGAACAAGCAGTGTCTGAAATGGCAAGTGTTATGCCTGACTCAAATATTTTAGCCGAGAAGCTAGATAAGCTAAGTAGTATTATGGCATCTGTAGAACGAAACATGGCTGAATCAACTAGTCATGCTAGAGAAACAGCAAAGAATACTAGAGAAATTGGCGGCATTGTTGCTTAAGGACTTAATATAATATGAGTTGGAAGAAATTTTTTACACCAGTACCTGTTGGTTCAAGCGGCCGCAGTCCAATCGGAAACAATATGTCTGGCCCTGGCATGGGTCCTGCCAAAACAAATTACTCAAGTTACTTGCCAGATGTATACAGCGGCAGTCCAAATCGTATAGATCGTTATAATCAATATGAAACAATGGATGCAGATCCTGAAGTTAATGCGGCATTAGACATTTTAGCAGAGTTTTGTACACAAAAAAACAAAGATGGTAACAATGCGGCCTTTAGTATTCAATGGCGTAGTAAAGCCACTAACGCTGAAACAAAGATTCTTAATGAATACCTGAATCAATGGGTTAAACTACAGCAATTTGATGTACGTATTTTCCGCATCTTGCGTAATACATTTAAGTTTGGCGATAGTTTCTTTATTCGTGATCCAGAAACACAAAAGTGGTTCTATGTAGATCCAAGTAAAGTTGTAAAAATTATTGCCAACGAAAGCGAAGGTAAAAAGCCAGAGCAGTATGTTATCCGTGATATTAACCCTAATTTTCAAAATTTAGTTGCTACACAAATTGCACCTAACGTAAAAGATGTTAATCGCGGCGGATCAAATACAGGAACTGCCAGCGGCGGCATGGCCGCACGTGGTATGACTGGTGCTTATCCTAACACAACAGGTTCACGCTTTGACAAACAAGAGAACGAAGTAGCAGTTAACGCTGAACATGTTATCCATTTGTCATTAAGCGAAGGATTAGATAACAACTACCCGTTTGGTAACAGCTTATTAGAAAATATCTTTAAAGTTTACAAGCAAAAAGAACTTTTAGAAGATGCTATTCTTATCTATCGTATACAACGTGCTCCTGAAAGACGTATCTTTCACATTGACGTAGGTAACATGCCAAGCCATTTAGCCATGGCATTCGTAGAAAGAGTTAAAGATCAAATACATCAAAGACGTATTCCTAGCCAAAATGGTGGCGGCCAGAACGTTATTGACAGTGCATACAACCCATTAAGCATTAATGAAGACTATTTCTTTCCTAAATCAGCAGACGGACGTGGAAGTGACGTAACAACATTGCCAGGCGGTACTAACTTAGGTGAGATCGATGACTTAAAGTACTTTACTAACAAGTTATTCCGCGGTCTACGTATTCCATCAAGTTATTTGCCAACTGGTGCAGACGATAGTAACAGCAGTTACAACGATGGTCGTGTTGGTACAGCATACATTCAGGAACTACGCTTTAACAAATACTGCGAACGCTTACAAGCATTGATATCAAGTTCATTTGATATTGAATTTAAGCGTTACATGCACACACGTGGCGTTAATATCGATGCTACATTGTTTGATTTAAAGTTTAACGAACCATTAAACTTTGCAAGTAGCCGTCAAGCCGCCCTGGATACAGAACGTATTAACACATTTAATACCATTCAACAAGTACCTTACATGAGTCATCGCTTTGCATTAAAGCGTTTCTTAGGTTTAACAGAAGACGAGATTGCAGAAAACGAACGTCTATGGGCAGAAGAACAAGGCGAAGGTAACCCAACTGCTACAGATAGTGCTGGAGAATTGCGTAGTGCAGGCTTGTCTGCTGGCGGTATTGCCGGAGATGTAGAAGGTGCAAGCGATTTAACTGCACCAGAAGGTATGGAAAATCCTTTAGCACCACCTCCAGGCATGGAAGCAACTGCTGGAGCACCAGGAACGCCTCCTCCTGCATAAATACAAGATGATTCTTAGAGAACTATTTTACACTGATCCATCATCTCGCAATGCCAATAACGACATGCGTTACAATCCAATGAACGATCAGGCTGTTATGAAAAAGTCTGACACACGTAAGACTAGATTATCTCTATCCCAGATCAACGAACTTCGCAAAGGTAGCGAAGCACACATATTAGAACAAGAGCATGAACTAGCTTTTATCAACAAGATGTATGCTAAACCACCGGTGCCAGCACCGGCATAATTGGATTAGCACATAAAACGGCTTGATTTTGCACGATATCAGCATGTATTTTGCTGATACGTGTAAATATCATACAGCCTTGTATTCATATTCACAGGAGACAAACATGACTGATCGTACACAATTCGAGCAAATGCTCGAGGCTTTGATTAATGAAGATAAATCAACAGCACAAGAAATATTCCACAATATCGTAGTAGCAAAATCACGCGAAATCTATGAAGAACTATTAGAAAGCGATTTTGGTAAACCAGAAGACGATAAAGAAACAGATGAATCAGCAGAAGATGATTCAGCAGATGATTCAGCAGATGATTCAGCAGAAACTGATGATTTCAGCGACAAAGACAGCACAGACGATATGATGTCTGATGTTGATTCTGATAGCGATGAAGAAGACAATAGCGATGAAGATGTAGAAGATCGCGTACAAGATTTAGAAGATGCTTTAGAAGATCTAAAAGCAGAGTTTGAACAGCTAATGGCTGGCGAGCAAGGTGAAGAGCACATGGGCGGCGATGACATGGGCGGCGATGAGTTTGGCGCAGAAGAACCAGCTGACGACATGGGTGTAGAACCAGGCATGGAAGATGAAGGCATGGACAACATGGACATGGAAAGCGGCGCGATGGGCGGCGGTCAAACATTGAACGTTAAGCACACATTCGCAGAAGATGACGAACAATTGATTCGTGAGTACATTGAAAAAGTTGGAACAAACTGGGAAAGCTATAACGGTGCTGAAGGCGGCCACGTTGGTGCTCAAGCTGGTAGCGTAACTGGTTCAACAAACACAAAGAGCATTGTTGCTGGCAAGAACGACATGGGCGGTACAGCAAGTAACTTAAACCAAGGTCACGTTGAAGTTGCTGGCGAAGTTGGCGCCAAGTCAAAAGTAACAGGTAATGGCGTAATGAGTGCTAATGTTCAGCCAAACAAACATGCGGCAGGTAACATTAATGTTCCCGGCGGCAAAGCTGGCAAGACAGGCTTTAAGACTCAAGTTAAAGGTGGTGGTATCGACCGTCAATCAGGTTTTAACAAACCTGGTCAACAAGTTGGTGCAACTGACTCAAGTGGACGTGGCGAAAGCAACACCACTAGCGTTCTTAAAGCACGTAAGTAATTAAAAAGAGACTATACTAAGTATGTCACTATACCTCCGAGAGAATCTCAGTTTCAACGAAGCAAAAATGGTCGTTGAGTCTGATGACAAAGATGGGAAAAACTTATACATGTCCGGGATTTGCATCCAGGGCGGTATAAAAAACGCTAACCAGCGTGTTTACCCTGTGCAAGAGATTGGCAAGGCTGTCAAAACCCTTAACGATCAGATTCAAAACGGCTATTCAGTTCTCGGAGAAGTGGATCATCCAGATGATCTAAAAATAAATTTGGACCGTGTAAGTCACATGATAACAAATATGTGGATGGACGGCCCAAATGGTTATGGTAAACTTAAAATTTTACCAACTCCTATGGGACAACTAATTCGCACAATGTTGGAAAGCGGCGTGAAGTTAGGTGTCTCCAGCAGGGGATCAGGCAACGTCAAGAGTGACGGGTCTGGTGAAGTATCAGATTTTGAGATCATCACAGTAGATATGGTGGCTCAACCTAGTGCTCCTGGAGCATATCCTACACCAATTTATGAACACCTTATGAATAATAAGGGAGGCATGAGTGCCTTACGCATAGCGCAAGAGGTGAAAGGTGATCCTAAGGCACAGAAATATCTCAAAGAGAGCTTATTGAATATAATAAGCAAACTCCAATAAAAGGAGAATCACATGTTGGAAGCACTTAAATCTTTATTTGAAAGCAACGTGATTTCTGAAGAGATCCAAGCTGAACTTGAAAAGGCTTTCGAGGCTCGTTTATCCGAGTCACGTCAAGTTTTAACTCAAGAGCTACGTGAAGAATTTTCACAAAAATACGAACATGACAAACAAGTAATGATTGATGCTGTCGATACAATGATCAGCGAACAATTGGAACAAGAAATTGTCGAATTTACAGAAGATCGTAATCAACTAGCCGAAATGAAAGCAAAGTACGCTGTTAAAATGAAGAAAGATGCTGACACAATGAAGGAATTCGTTACCCGTCAACTAGCTTCTGAAGTTTTAGAGTTGCACGAAGATCAGAAAGTAATGGCAAGCAAGTTCGGAATGTTGGAAAGTTTCGTAGTAGAAGCATTGGCCCAAGAAATTACAGAGTTTTACAAAGACAAGCAAGACCTTGCTGAGACCAAGGTACGTTTAGTCCGTGAAGGACGTGAACAACTTGCGCAAGTAAAACAGAAATTTGTACAACGTGCGGCAACGATGGTAGATTCACTAGTAACAGAAAGTTTAACAACTGAACTTACTAGTTTGAAAGAAGACATCGAATCAGCACGTAAGTCAGATTTTGGTCGTAAGATGTTTGAAGCTTTTGCTTCAGAATATCAGACTAGTTACTTAAACGAGAAATCAGAAACTGCAAAATTGCTCAAAGTCATAGACTTGAAAACAGCTGAACTTACAGAAGCGCAAGCTCATGTTATTTTAGCACAAAAAGTTATAGAAAGCAAGAAAGCAGAAGCTCACCGCTTACAAGAAAGCATTGAGCGTCAAAAGATCATGAATGAATTACTTGCACCGCTTAACGGCGAACAAAAAGTAATCATGGGTGAATTAATGGAGAGTGTGAGAACAGCGAAGCTAGTTGATAGTTTTGACAAGTATCTACCAGCTGTTATAGCAGGTAAAGCTCCGGTACAACAAAAACAGGCACTAACTGAGGCAAAAGAAATCACAGGAAACAAAGTTTCCAACACCAATCGTAGCAGTGAGAGCGAAAGCAATAACATTATTGATATCCGCCGTCTTGCTGGACTAAAAATTTAAGGAGAATTTAAATGTCAGAACTACTAAACGGACGTTGGGCAGAAACTAAGGAAGCACTTTTAGAAGGCCTAAACGGCACTAAAAAATCAGTAATGTCGGTTACACTAGAAAATACTCGCAAGTATTTGATGGAATCTCCAACTGCTGGTGCTACCTCTGCCGGTAACGTTGCCACACTAAATCGCGTAATCCTTCCAGTGATTCGCCGCGTTATGCCTACAGTCATTGCTAATGAACTAGTTGGCGTACAACCAATGACTGGTCCAGTTGGACAAATTCACACATTACGTGTGCGTTATGCAGACTCTTCAAACAGCACAGTAGCTGGTGAAGAAGCATTGAGTCCATTCAAGATTGCTGAAGCATATTCAGGTAATGATATTGCTACAGGTGGAGCCGCAAAAGCCGCTAGTACAGCTACTTTAGAAGGTCAAGCTGGTAAGCGTATGTCAATTCAAATCTTGAAGCAAACTGTTGAAGCAAAGACTCGTAAGTTATCAGCTCGCTGGACTTTCGAAGCCGCGCAAGATGCACAAGCTCAACAAGGTATTGACGTAGAAGCAGAAATCATGGCCGCTTTAGCACAAGAAATTACTGCTGAAATCGACCAAGAAGTATTGGCTAGCTTGCTTTCATTAGCAGGTACAGCTACACAGACTTATGACCAAGCCGCTGTATCTGGTACAGCTACATTCGTTGGTGACGAACATGCCGCATTGGCAGTTCAAATCAACCGTGTTGCTAACTTGATCGCTCAGCGTACACGTCGTGGCGCTGGTAACTATGCAGTTGTTAGCCCATTCGCATTGACAATCTTACAATCTGCTACTACAAGCGCATTTGCTCGTACAACAGAAGGTACATTCGAAGCTCCAACAAACACTAAGTATGTTGGTACATTGAACAATGCTATGAAAGTATATGTAAACAGCTACGCTGGTGACTCACAAGACATTCTTGTTGGTTACAAAGGTGCTAGCGAATCTGATGCTCCAGCATTCTATTGCCCATACATCCCATTGATGAGCAGTGGCGTTGTTTTAGATCCATCAACATTTGAACCAGTCGTATCATTCATGACACGTTATGGCTATGTTGAATTGTCTAACACAGCATCTAGCTTAGGTAATGCGGCTGACTACTTAGGTCGTGTTGCTATTACTTCAGGTAACGTTAAATTCAGTTAATCTGAACGTAACATTATTGTTATAAGACAAAGGACTTCTTCGGAAGTCCTTTTTCATTTGTAGCTAAATACATAGTACGACTTACACAGTGTAAGTTTTATGCGGAAATCCAACCGCGTATGGCCTAGAACGCCATTATTCTTAAGGAGAAATAAAATGGGACGTCCTTTAGCAAAAAGATTTTTCGGTAATACCGACGTAAGCGGAGTTGGTGGTGAACTA